ATTTGGTTTCTGGTTCTATCTTCGCTGTTGCTTCCATTCCAAGAGCTACTTTGGTTTCGGCTGATGTTAACATGGAAGATTATGTAGCACTTACAATCACTAGTTCTCTTGGAGCTAACTCTATTCAAGTTCGTCGTTTGACTGTAGAAGATCCTGTGGATTCTGCTAATGTACTTCTTGTTGCAACTTCCACAACTGCCTCTACCTCAGGCACAGAAATTACAGCACTTGCAACTGCATTGGATGCTATAACTCACATTGATGCTCCTCTTGCTGATAACTTTGATAATGGTGGTGCTATTGGTTCTATCAAAGGTGCTTCTGAATGGGGACTTGAAAACAACGAAGCGATTCCTGAAATCGACATCAAAGTTGATTCTCTTGCAATCACAGCTGTTACTAAGAAGTTGAAAGCTAAGTGGACTCCAGAACTTGGACAAGACTTGAATGCTTACCACAACTTGGATGCTGAGGTTGAATTGACTTCTATCCTTTCTGAGCAAATTGCTCTTGAAATCGATCGTGAAATCTTGGAAGACCTTGTAAAGGGTGCTACTGCTGCTAAGTACTACTGGTCTCGTTCTCCGGGTCTTTTCGTAAACCGTGAAACTGGTGTTGAAGTCGGTGCTAACACAGCTGCTCCTGACTTCACCGGTACAGTATCTGAATGGTATGAGACTTTGATCGAAACCATCAATGATGTATCTGCTCAAATCCACAGAAAGACTCTTCGTGGTGGTGCTAACTTCATCGTTTGTGGACCTGAAGTTGCCAACATCCTTGAATTCACTGCTGGATTCCGTGCTAATGTTACTGCTGATGCTGAGAAAGGCGAAATCGGTGCTGTTAAGGTTGGTTCTTTGAACCGTAAGTTCGATGTTATGGTTGACCCTTACTTCCCACGTAATGCTATCCTTGTTGGTCGTCGTGGTAACTCTTTCCTTGAGTCTGGATATGTATATGCTCCGTATGTACCTCTCCAAACCACTCCAACTATCTTTGGACCAGAAGACTTTGTTCCTCGTAAGGGTGTTATGACTCGTTATGCGAAGAAGATGGTTCGTCCTGATATGTACGGATTGGTTATCGTTCGTGGACTTCTTGGCGAGTCTGGATCCTAATCGTTAGGTTGATAACAAAAGAAGCCCTCTCAGCTCTTCGTTGAGGGGGTTTTTCTTTTTTAAGACTATTTAAAGCAGTCTAAGGAGTATTGTTATGGGTAGAAAAGCCAAAAGATTAAGATTAATGCAAAAACTTGCAGCAAGACAAGCTGCCGTAAACCCTTCGGTAGGAAAAGAAAATTCCGTTGCAATTGAAGAACTAAAAAAAGCCGCAGAAAAAACACCAGAACCTGTTGTTGAAAAAGTTGTCGAGCCAGTTCTAGAAGAACCAGAACCAGTAGTGGAAGAAAAGCCAAAACCCACATCTAATCGTAAAAAGAGTCTTAGAAATAAATCAAAATCCTCCAAATAAAACTAATAAGTAGTTTAGCCTCCGTTCATTGTATGTCGGAGGTTTCTTTTATTTACGACTATTTAGAGTTAGCGGAGGATTAACGAATGGCTTTTCCAAGTTTAACACCAACATCGACCACATCGGCGATAGTATTGCCATCTACTGGTTCAGAAAGTTTAGTATATGATTCGTTAGCAATTGGTTTTTATTCTTCAGATGCTTTCTTATCTGGTGCTGCGGCTCAAGTTGCCTATACTTATAAAAGACTTGGTGGTGATGTTTTAGATATTGAATTGAAAGCAGAAAATGTCTATAACCACTATGAAGAAGCCGTTTTGGAATATTCCTATATCATAAACCTTCATCAAGCTAGAAATGCTTTGGGCTCTGCTCTCGGAGGAGAAACCGGTTCTTTTGATCACAAAGGGACAATAAGCGGTACCGAAGATAAATCTACAAAATATCCAAAGTTTTTATTTGACTATGCTTTTAGAGTAGCAGATAAGTTTTCAACAGAAGCAGGAATTGGAGGAACTACACCAATTTATTCTGCTTCTTTCGATAGAGTGAGCGATCAACAAGATTATGATCTACAATCCATTGTGAGTGCATCAGCACTAGCCGGCGGAGTCCCTTATTCAGACATAGATAGAACTAAAAGAATTAAAATTCGTCAAGTTTATTATGTAACACCACGACAAATGTGGAGATTCTATGGATATTATGGTGGTCTCAATGTAACAGGAGACATGCATAATTATGGACAGTATTCAGATGACTCAAGCTTTGAAGTTGTACCGGTGTGGCAAAATAAGATACAAGCAATTCAATATGAAGACCACCTATATACAAGAACTTCTCACTATTCATATGAAATTATTGACAATAAATTGAGAATATACCCAATACCAGATACAGTATCACCAGAGAAATTTTGGTTTCGCTTTTCTCTAGAAGATAATGATGCTTATGCCACAGGTTCTTATGACAGCGGAACTAATGGAACCAATAATGTCAATAATATTCCATTTCAAAATCTTCCGTTTGATAGCATCAACTCAATGGGTCAACAGTGGATACGTAAATTTGCTCTTGCCCTATCAAAAGAGACTCTAGGGCAAGTTCGTGGTAAGTTTGGAAACTCCGTTCCTATTCCCGGTGATAATGTGACTCTTAATGCATCCGATTTATTAAGTCAAGCATCCGCAGAGCAAACCGCTCTTCGCGAAGAACTAAATAAACAATTAGATGAGATGCTTTATATAAAATTAGCTGAAACAGATAAAGCGATGGTTGAGAACACTGATGCTATTATCGCAAAGACACCAATGAGAATTTTTGTAGGATAGGTAAATGGGAAAATGGACAAGACCAACACAGCCACCTCCGCCATTATTTCTTGGAGAAAAAGAAAAAGACTTTGTTAAACAAGTTAATGATGAAATAATAGAGCGAGTTGTTGGGCAGCAAGTGCTCTATTTTCCTATTGATATTGAACATACGGACTTTCACCCTCTTTATGGTGAAGCTATCGAAAAAACCTTCTTACACCCCGTTAGAGTTTATGCTTTGGTCGAATATCAAGGAGTAGAAACTTCTGACATGGATAACTTTGCAATCGACAAAGCCACTAAAATTAAAATAAACTTTCATAAAAGAAGATTAACTGAAGACCAGAACTTATTTGTAAGAGAGGGGGACTTCGTAAGATTCGGAGAAATATTTTATGAGATTGTAAAACTGATTGAGCCAAAGTTACTCTTCGGACAACCAGAAAGTAGGTTTGAAATTCAAGCACAATGTATAAGAGCAAGGGATGGATTATTTAATGCCGAGTGATTTTTTAGCATCTAAATCAAGTTTAGAAAATATAGATACAGCAGTATATAATTTTTTTGATAGTATCTTAAACATTCAAGCCTTTACAAATAAAGGATTGACGAAAGTCCCAGTTGTCTGGCTTGGTACCGAACGAGTTTATCAAATAAAAAACGATAAAGACTTGAGAGATAGTGTGGGGAAATTAAAACTGCCATTAATTGCAATAACAAGAAATAGTATTTCACGGGATACAGATTTTCGCGGCTCACATCAATCTTATTATCCTGCTTCACTTGGTAGAACTGAGGTGACCAAAATAATTAAACAAGAAAAAACAAGAAATTTTGCAAACTCAGACGAAAACAAAAGGCCAATACTTGGAAACGAAACTGGTCCTTCGTCTAACAGAAAAATAGTTTATGAGACAATTTCTATTCGTAGACCAACTTATATAACTTGTATGTATGAAATAAATATAAGAACGGAATATCAACAGCAAATGAATGATATTTTAATGCCACTAATGTTAGATCAAAAAAACATTGTAGTAATTGAGAACAATGGTTTTAAATATGAATGTTTTATACAATCGGACTATGGAATCACCAATAATTTAAATAGTTTAGGGGAAGAGGAAAGAATGTTCACTTCTAAAATACAATTTAAAGTATTGGGCTATATAACGGATTATGGAAACAATTCTGAAGATCCGACATTAATAAGAACACAAAATGCTGTTGATATAATAGTTTCAAGAGAAAGAGTGATAGGAAATAATATAGCAGGAGGACTTAAAACCACATCTTCTAATGCGATAACAGGCTCTGGAGGAGGCGGATTAGAAGGTGATTTAGGTGGCGGCTCTGGTGGCAATGGTGGCTCCGGTGGCGGTGACGAGAACATTCCAGAAGATAATTTTAGTCTTGACACAAGAAGCCGGCCTTCTGATGCTTGGTATTCTATTGACGAGTAAAGTTTAGCTAAAAAATAAACGATAATCATTTTTGACTTTCAAGTTTTTCCTAACTATTTAATAGGAATAATGTATTGAAGGAGACTATTAATGCCTGCTAAATTTGATTTTGTTTCACCCGGAGTACAACTTCGAGAAATTGACCAATCTCAACTACCAACAGCACCCGAAGCTGACGGTATTGTTTTGATTGGACGTGCTCGAACTGGACCCGCGATGAAACCGGTTAGAGTTAATAATTTAAATGATTTTATTGATACTTTTGGAAACCCAATTGATGGTGTCAGACAAGAAGATCCTTGGAGAGATGGAAACACTGCTGCTCCTAATTATGCTGCATATGCTGCTCAAGCATATCTTGCAGCTGGTGTTGGGCCGGTTAAGTTTATCAGACTTTTAGGTTTCCAAAAAGACTCCAGCAACAAAGCCGGATGGTATATGGGATCTAACTTTAGCACAGATATTGATGCAAATGCTGGTGCTTATGGTTTGTTTTTAGCTCCTTCTGCATCTAGTGGCAAAGAGGCCGCGACATTAGCTGCTATCTTTTATGTATCAGGAGCTGCTGTTGCTTTATCCGGAACTGTTCCTTCTTCTTCTGCTGGTTTAGCTACCGATATTGTAGTATCCGCAAGCACTTCCATTGTTAGTAATGCTGATGAAGCTGGTTTTACTCTCGCGATTAGTAGTTCAGATGGAGAAGTTTTACACAATGTAAACTTTGACGAATCTAGTCCAAAGTATATTAGAAGTGTGCTTAACACAGATCCAACCAAATTTTTCAATAGCACAAACTATAATAAAGCTGGATCAACAGACGAAAAGTATTTCTTGGGTGAAACTTTTGATGTTAACATCAACAGAAACCTAAGTGATAGAGCCAGTGGGAAGCTTTATGGTTTTATTCTTGGTTTAGATGGTTCTGGAAACCTTAACATGGATGATTTTCGCGAAGAACTTGCAGAATCAAAAAGTGGATGGTTCATTGGAGCGCAACCAACTCAAAAGAAATTATTTAGACTGATTGCACTAGATAGCGGAGAAGAATTTCAGAAAAACTATTACTGTAAAATCAAAGATATTAAACTCGCAACTTCTTTAAATCCTAATGCTTCTTTTACACTACAGATTGTTAAAAGAGGGGTTAGCATAAATCGCGATGTTGTTGTTGAAGAATATGCCGGACTATCTTTGAACCCTAATAATTCAAACTATATCTCTAAAAGAATTGGAGATTATAGCCAAACTTGGGATAAAACAAACAAGAAGTTTACTTTCTCTGGTTTATACAACAATGTATCAAACTATGTTAGAGTAGAAGTTGCTGATGGAATAAACAAATCAGATGTTCCATTTGGGTGGGCTGGACAAAAGAAAGATGCAGCATCTTCTCAAAATATTTTGAGCACCGGAACAGCTGCTCAAGGAGCTTGGTTCGATGGAAAGAATAGTATCGCACTCGGAAACACAGAAGGGTTAACTTTGTTTGGGCTTCACACAAATTATACTGCTTCTCTTTCTTGGCCAGTATTTGGGCTAACTACAACTGGTACAAAAATAACTTCTGATTATGGTGCCACAGATACTTTTGGCTTAAGACATGTTAAGAAAAGCAGAAATGTTCACGATTACAGTCTGGCAGATGTTGCAAGAAAAAGAGCAAACTTCTCAATGCACTTAGATGAAGCAGATGCTTTGACTACAGCCGCTCAAGTTTTCACTCTAGATGATATCAAATCTTCTTCACTTGGTGCCACAACTTATTATTTTGAAGAAGGGGCTTATGATGCTGGAACAAGTATCACTGCGCTTGGAAGTGCAGCATCTGTAATTGATACCAGTATTAAGCAATTTGCCGCTCCATTCTTCGGAGGTACTGATGGTGTTGATGTTAGAAGAGCTAACCCATTCTCTGATGCCAGAATCACAGCAGGTGGTGCTGATGGGTATCCTCAGTTCTCAATCGATCAAGCTATTGAAATGGTGAGATACCAAGAAAACATTACTTGTGAGTTGATGTCTATACCGGGTGTTGTAAATGCTACTCTTGGAGATAAGTTGATAAGTGTTGCTGAAGAACGTGGTGATTGTCTTGCAATCGTAGACGTGGATGGTATTGCTCAAGAAACTTGGGAAACAGAGGGCTCAGCTGACACTGCTTCCATTACAACTTTAACTTCAACAATACAAACTAGAGTGATTGATTCTTCATATGCTGCTACATATTTCCCAAATATTCGTA